TCAGAATAAACTATCTAAATGCTTTACAAATTCAAATTGGTAGACATTGTCTGCCTTTAAACCATATAAAACGCTACATAAACGTTCATCATCAGTCAAAATACAATAATCATTAACTAAGAAAGTAAGAGAGGCATCAGTTAAGCCAAATTTTGTAAAAAAAGGCAAATTTGAGTCTTCTTTAAAATTTGAGTCAATTTGTAAAAGTACGCCATTTAATAGAGCACTATATATATCGAAGATCTGGTTCCTAACTTTCCCTTTTATGTCAATAAGATTGGAAACCTCTGTAGCTATATATGGAGTAACATAGATTTCCTTAAATGGTATGAGAAGCCTAATAAGTAAATCAAAATCTTTTTTATTATATCTTTCTAATCGGTCAGACCTGCCAATATAGTTGCCATTGTCGATTAAACCAATTACATACAGTAGAAGCAAATTTGCATCAATTATTAATTTTTTCATTTAAGGAATCACATTATTATTTAGAATTCCGGAAACCTTTAAATTTTCCATTGATGCTAACGATAAAAACTTTTTCTTCTCTTTTTCTAGCCAAAGCTGCCATTATGAAACCAACTCCACTATCTTGACTACCATCTTTAATTTTATCTGAATAATCAATCATATAACTCAAAGTAACTTCATACTCATTATTGTTTAAAATAATCCCTTCTAAATCAAAACTTGAAGCTTTAGGTAGTAGGATTCTTGCATTTTCTTTAGCAATTTCTATAGCTTGATTAAAATCAACAGACACAGTCTTTACTCCTATTTAATTTTTTAAAGCTTATCATAAATTACTGATAATTTTATATAAGCCCTCAATTGAGGGCTTTTATAACTCCACCATGACGGGCTTTACAATCATTGTATTTAGCAACCGTATCGACAGACCATAACATCCAATCTTTGCCCGTTGTGCCCGTTAATTCATTCAAATTAGGGCATGGCTGCATTAAGTTAGCTGGTATTACCGGCTTTGATAAGATCGTTGATTTGCTGCATGCCATCAGCGTCAACACAAGCAGACTTATAAACAGGACGTTCAACGATCTTTTGCACTTCACGCTCAACATATTCGATTTTTGTACGTTGCTCTGACTTATATTGCTCATAATCGGCACTCACTTTATTTAGCTCATTTTGTGCTTCAGCAAGGGCTTTTACCTGCTTACGCTCAATATCTTGTATTTGTGCTTGGCATTGCTGCTCAGCTTGATTTACCTTTCCTGCGAGATGATTGGTGTAACCAATTTGGATTAGGTAAAGAATTGACAAAACGATGATCAAAGACCATCGCTTATTATTTAAAATCCAAGTCATTAGAAATCCTCAATTTCTGGTAAATCGACCGTTTGACCAGCTAGGCTGTGATGACAATCAGATAAGAACTGAATTTGTCCATTTCTAATAAAGGAATGGCATTGACTACTTTCTCCAGCATTAACCATCAGCGAAGGTGAAAACGTTGGTTTTTCTAAGTTCCCATCAAAATTCCATCGTATTTTGTGTTGTGGACCAACGTGCAATGGATGCCAACATTTACATCCTGGGCATTCAATGAAGTAAATCCCATTGGATTCAAGCAAGACTTTGCTCACTCTTTTGAACTCACTCATGAATTAACCCCCATGCATTTTTGATAGCGCTCTTCCTGGCGAACCCAAACCCCATAACAACCATTGGAACGGACTGAACAATCACGCTTTGCAACGTATTTCCATTTCAATAACGATTCACAAGCGGCTTTATATTTTCCAATTTTTAGATTTTTCAGCATGGATGAGCCAGACCAGGCACCAATCCCATATTGATAAGTAAAATCTAGATAAAGGTCATATTCAGCTTGTGAAATTGGAATATTCAGCAATGTTTTGTTGAATGCTCGAGCATCTTTATTCATTGTGAATTTCAAATACTCAAAAGCCTGCTTTCGAGTAATAGCCGGGTCATTCATAGTTACAGCACGGCCATCCGGGTAGAATGTGGTGCCATTGCCAATAGTCGGACGGTCACCCTTCACCGGGATGGTCGGTTTAGCTGTATAACCCTCTTTTGCGGCCGTAGCCTGAACTTGCTGATCACTAGGCCCAAAAATAAAAAAACCGCCCATTGAGGCGGCTATAGTTGAACCAATTACGAAAAGTTTAGTCTTGTTTGTCATGATTATCTTCACCCATCAATTTTTTATGTAACTCTTCATCTCGCTGATCTTTTCGATAAGCGGACCACAACTGAATTATCAAACCTGCAAAGGCACAGATTCCCCCAACTACAGCCATCCATTCAGTTGTAGAAAGACCGCCATATAAAACCATCCCACCCCCTGCTAAATTTGTTACTAAACCGTATGTTGCTGTGCTTGTTGATGTTGCTGGTTCTGCCATACCCATTTCTCCAGAAACTGGCAATAAAAAAGCCTCTAAGAAGAGGCTTTGTTAAATTTCAACTTATGCATTCAAGATTTGATTAATAATGTATTCGGCAATCACTCCATAACCATAATCATTTGGATGTATTTGATCAAACAAATAGTTTTCACCTTTAGCTTTGAGCTTGGATGTTGCCTCAAAGAGACTAATAAAAGAATGACCTCTTAGCTGCGCAATCTGACTTAATGCATAATTCAGATCTGCAATCCTAAATTTATATACCGTCGTATTAGGATCTTCATTTTGAGTCACGGCAGGCGGTGACATGATAATGATTTGTGCTTTTGGATTCTTTGCAGTAATACGGTCAATCAACTGAAGATATTGATTTTTAAATGTCCCTATCTTCTGCGTAGTGTGCCGATCGTTAGTACCAATCATCATGAAAACATAATTAGCTTTAGCGGTAATTACGTTTGGAATCCAGTTATTATCAAGCCATTGTTTAGAGTTTGTACCAGAAAGCCCTTCATTAGTAACTGAGATTTTTCGCGTAGCTGTAATAGACATCAATCGAGCATAAATAGTCGAGTTAGATAATCTGTTAGCGATACGAATTTTCTTCTGACCTTCAGGTAGTTCGCCTACTGTATAAGTTCCTAAAAAATCAGGTGTAGATGCTGTGTACACGTTAAAGCTAGAGTGCAAAACATCATCTACAAAAACATCAATGTTTGATTCAGTAGCACTTCCGTTTCCGAGTCTTGCGTAATTGATAGTGAATGCATTTCCATTGAAATTAAATTCCATATCTGTCACTGCTCCAGCGACTGAAGGGCTTTTTAAATCAAGAAAACTTCCCGTCGGAGAGCTACCATTAATGCCAATTAATGATTGCATTTCCGTAAGTGTAAACACTTTACCAGTAACACTATTCTTAAATGTATAGTTACTTAATACACTTGTGCCTTCACTTGTGAAATAGGCTGTACCAGTCTGTGTAATCGTATCATCACCATAGCGGGGACTTGTACAAAAAGCTGTACCTAGAAAATTACGAAAGATATTTACATATGTTTGCGTAGTAGCTGGTCCATGCGTTCCGGGCTGTCCTGTACCTCCTTCATTTCCAGTTGCTCCTAATCCATAGGTAATAGAATCGGCAGGACCGAAAATAATATCAACATCCTGAATTGGATTTCGTAAATCATTGAGCAAGTTTTTAAGCTGCATCGGCTTAGTAAACTTATCAATACGTGTATTAACTGCATTAATGTCTGAGCTTGTAACCGCAGCATAAGAATACAAACTTGGATCAATAATATACGTATATGAGTTATCTGTTGAGGCAACTGAATAAAAGCTATTAGAAGGCGTTTTATTAGTATTTACTGTAACTGAAATACTTAAATCACCCTCTTTAACAACAAAGTTTTTGATCCCAGTATTTTTGACAATTGGAAAAACTGCAGTAATCGCCTTACCTTTTGTCTCTACTGTATCAAAATTAGCGCGATCAAGCTCTTCAAATATCCAGCGATTCGGATTTGTTGCTTGATCGGGACTGCTCATCTGTTGCAAGCGATAATATTTATTTGGATCAGCATTCATTACTCGAACATCAAGTATGAAATTACGCAAAATATTGTCGTGTGAACCTACAGTGCTTTCATTCACATTATTCCGTTTTAATGTACTAAACGGGAATAAAACAGTTGAGTTCTTTGTCAGTGTACTAATTGAATCAACATAACCGACTGCATCAGATTTTTTAAATGCTGAAAATACATAACGGCTTGGGTCAATAATGTATGTATATGAGCTATCACCTGAAGCAACTGAGTAGAAATCACCTGTAGGCACTTTACTTGTATCAACTGTCACAATAATAGTGACATCACCATCAACAACACTGAAAGTTTTAATACCTGTGTTATTCACAATAGGAAAAACAACTGGAATAGTTTTTTCTACCGTTTCTGAAGTATCAAAATTTGTTCGGTTTAGAACTTCAAAAACCCAACGGTTCGGCACGGAAGCATTTGTGGGAGTGCTAATCTGCTGAATACGATAATATTTATTTGGATCAGCACCATTCACCGTAATATTTAAAATATACGGTTTCAAGTAAGCTTCATGTGATGCGGAAACACTACTAGCATTCACATTATTTCGCTTGGTGCTCGAAAAAGGATAAAACACAGTCGCATTTTTTGTAAGCGAACTATACTGATCAAAATAGTTTTTTGACTGACTATATTCACTTAATCCAGTGCTTATCCAGTAATTACCATCACTTGCCCCTACTGGTTTATTCCAAAACCATACGATTTTAGTATCGTTTGCTTTTGCATATTTCTTTGAAACAGTCGGTCTACTTGCTAACAATTCAGCTTCAGTTGTAAAACCTTCTAACAATCCTGCTTCAATAATTTGTTGAGTGGCAAATAAAAAGTTTTCTTCACCTTCACGCGATACCATAGGAAACGATTTAAAAAGCTCCCCATATCGTGGGGTAATAATTCCATCAATATTTAGGCATTTCCCAGCATCCTCAATATCGCGATCAAGATTCTGCATTTTTTCTTCAGTGATAATCGCCATAAAATTTTCTCCAAAAAAAAGCCCCGCATAATGCAGGGCTTTAATTTCATTTCAGGGTTAAATTAAGTTATTGATGATGTCCTTATCATTTCGATAATAACGCTCATCGGAATTGGTTGCTGAAATGGAATTTTCAAAAACTCCATTTCGATTTTTGGTTGAGACCAGGAACAATTCATCATCTTGACGATCATCTACTGTGATTGAATAAACCGTTTTCACCTCACCTTCTGTTACCAATGCTTCAAGCGGTGGACGTGCCAAAATTAGCTCATACTCACTTGCGCCCTGGCTAACTGGTATCTGATCAGTAAAACCGCTTTTCTTTTGTAGATGAATCACATAATCATGACCTGCTGTCAAAGTACACGGTTGGCTGATTCCAATGGTTAAGCCATTCCACGCTGTAATTTCTCCAGACGTTATTGACCCATCACCCAGGGCTATAGGTGACAAACGGGTATCGTCAACAACAATGATTGGGTCCCCGCGTTCTGTTAGCTCACCTTCAGCAAAGCAGTCAAACTTACAATTGACTCGCTGATACTTCAGTTTATTCCAGGCACGCCAGCCGATGATATGAGCCTGTTCTTTATAGGCAATGCCATATCCATCAATTTTTTTCGGGTTCGTGATTTGGTCATTCGGGATTTTCAAAGTCTTTTCAATCCATCCTGCTTCACTATCGACATATGTTATTTCGACACCATCATAATTATTCTCAACCTTAAAGTTATATGTTCTAACTTCAGATTTAGCTTTCTTATTCCTGTGATTGAATAACAATATTGGTTGCCGATCTGCCCTTTCAAAATCAAAGTACAGTGCTCTATTTAAACGACGTTCATTACAACCGGATGCCCCCGCCATCATTCGGCAAATTTCTTCAAATGACTGATTTGCATTGTCTAATGTGTAGTTAAATTCAGCCATCTTGGAAGAGCCAAAATATTCAACCACATCATCAAATACACGATAAATTTCTTCAGTATTGATTTCATTTAAAGTGCGTCGGCCAATAAGTTTATTCAAAGCTAGGTCAATGATGAGATCAGCCATATTGCGTGAAGGGATTAGCTCAGCAGAACGTACACCCCCGCGATATGAATAAACTAGGCTCTCAGCAATACAGTTAGTTTGTCGTGTATCTACGGCAGTTGCAGCACGTGTTGCTTGTGTGCGCTGGCGTATTAAAACCCTATTTGCATAAACAAGCTTGGATAAATAGCGAATTGCATAAGCCGTATAAAATTTAACTTCATCTGATAAATCTACCGCATCACCATTGTCATTAACCCTTCTTGCACGGAAACGCACAGCGCCCGAAAACGGCAAGTTAATCCACATCGACCCACCTACGCTATCACGGTTATTAGCTTTACCATTTAAACGTATCGTTTGGTTAAATACTGGTCCGGTTGGATTATCAGAAACGACCTGTTGATATTCAACAAAGATATCCACAAATTTGGCGTCTGAACCTTGATAAATCCCGTTTAAAGCCTGGAAGTTTAATAAAAGCCCTGTCGCTTTTGGTGAATTAATCGTAAACCAACCAATCCAGTTTTCCTGGCTTCCGCGAAGCTTAATATTTCCAGTACTGGTCTTTTGATCTTCTAAGTCTGCTAACTTATTCCAATCGGAATTTACACCGCTAGGTGTTGCTAAAGTAAGCTGCTTATTGGCAGTATCAATACCAGTTACTACATACTCACCATCTAAAAAGATGTTTGCTGTGTTTGCAGTTAGATTTGCCGATATTGTGGAAGTTAATACCTCAGTTACTTTTGAAAAATTGGTGTTAGTTGCTACAGGATTTCTCAAATGGATTGTATAGATACTTGATGCATATGTGATTGAATCAATATCATACAAACCCGCTAAATCAAGCTGCTCATTTACAGGATCAGTGACCAGCAATGAAGTCACGTTAATTTTTCGGTAATTCTGATAATCCAAGACATTTTGTGTTGACTCAATAGCAAACGTCTTGTTTACCGGGTCAACAGTAACTTGACCTGTTATGGATAAATCACCAACACCAAAGTTTGCACCGCTAATGATCAAAGCTTCATTAATATTGAATGAGTTAAAACGATCTGCCGTGCTCTGGTCATTGGCCTTAATCATATTCGGATATTGGAAATATATATCTCCAGCTTCAACACGTGTGCTATTAGGCGGCAAAGCTGTTTGACCATTAATAGAATCACACTGCCGGGCAATTACTGGAGGTTCGGTGAAAGTATCCCCCCATTTAAAGATTGTTTCAGTACCAACCAGACTTTGATTTAAGCCATAAGCCGACAAGCTTGTTCCTGGTATTTCCTGAATTGGCGTATCGCCCGTCTTAAATTGGGACAGCTTTACAGGGTTTTCACAAACACTTAGTAAAAGCTCTTCAACTTCTACCCCATCTTTGAAATATCGATATGGAGGGGCAAATAAATCAGGAATAGCTTTAGGTGCACCTAGAATGTAAGGGACACGTTGTTTAATTCGTTGACGGTTTTCCGGGTTCGATAAATTGTTATTACTTGAACCTGTCATCGAACTATTGTTTGTCGGTGCTTTTGGCACCTTCACCAAAGCAGAGACAGCTTGACCAAGCAACTTTGTAGCAATCCAAGTTACTGTTGAGGACAACTCACCAGGATAACGAACAATCGTACATTCATCATCCATTTCCATAAGACGGGCAATAGATGCACGATTATCACGTGTAGGGGTTATATCATTTTCAGGGCAAGGATTACCCTTATAGATTTTCGCTTGGGGATGCTTGGTTTTTTCTTGCAAAAATGTATGAAGAATATTTTCAGACTCAACTGTAATTTTCTCTTGTTGGTCTAAAGCATTCTTAATGATGTAAATTCGGCTCATAATATCGAATCCGTTTAAACCAAATTTTGGCTTGTTCAACTGTGATGCGCTGAACCCCGCTTTCACCTAAATGAAAAATCTTGCCCTGAAAAAAAAGCCCCACGTGGGAGCTTTCATTCATATATGTCATTAGGACTATGCAGCCTTCTTTCGGCCTATCAATACGCTTGTTTTGATGAACCGTTTCTCTTGAAGTTTTAATTGCCTCACTTAACGGACTAGATAACCCAACAAAGCACGGTGAATAATCTTGTCCATAAATATATTCGGCTGCTTTAATAACGAAATGGACACAGTGAAATTTTTCAGGATCATACTTACAGTAAAAAAGTTTGCTGATATTCATGCATAAAAACCTTCTAAACTTTCATCTGTACTTGCAGAATAGATTTCCCCATTTCCTGAATCATTTAAGCCAGGCGCCTGTGCTTCAAAACTAGATCCACGATAGTCACGTGTTACCGTCACAACTTCTAAGTCCCTTACTACATACGCAGGTACGTCATAACGGCCAATAATGTATGCACGGTAATTTAAAATAGGTGGAGTAATTTCATCATCCTGAAGGACCAACTTTATTAAATCCGGAACAATGGTGCCCACATCACCGATAACAGCCGTAAGCTTTTGATCAAGATTATCCTCATCACCGCCTCTGTTAATCGTTAAAGGTACATAGACATATTCAAATGTTTGACCGTCCTCATGTGTTAATAAAATTGGCTCACTTGAATTAACCACATAACGCAAAACTTGCGGCCAATTCTGATGAGAAATTTCAACAGACTCAAGCCAACCAATTGGACCCGCTGACTGGTCAAGTACAGCAAGTTGTTCAGGTGTAAGTTCAATCATTGATTTACTCCCAACGCATCTGACAGCCATTCATTCGGCACTTTTTCAATGTCATCAATTACTTCGTTAGATTCGATGCCTTGACGCACATTAACGATGTTGCGGTCTAAGTCAGCACTACGTTTGATAGGTTTAACTATCACCTGGAAACTCATTTTTACAGCTTGACCGTTACGAGATGATTCTGAAGGTAAAACGTCATAAGCAAACCGACATTCACAATCCTCTCGAATCCCCTCATCTAAAGCCAAATTCCAAAGCCAGTTTTCAGGTTTACGTTGCTTTAAGCGCCAGAATGCCCAAAAGTATTGTCGATCTTCATCGTTTTCCAGATATACAGTCACACCAACACGATGAACAGCACCAACAAAAAAAGGGGACTGCCGTGGCGGTCCCCCTTCATTTTCCTGTTCTCTAATGTTGTTGCCTGGTGTAAAGCTATAACTCTCTTGAAGAGGTTCAAGCATAAATTTATCCATCACCCCCTCCTATCGTCTACGTTCAACATTAAAGGCTTGCTGCACCATTTGCGATTCATGACTATTTGATTCACTGCCCAAACGTGTAAACGCTCCAGCAATTCGCTCATCAACGATATCAATGGTTAAACCATTTTCATCACGTCTAGTATTAACTCTTGCGCCCGCATAGTTATTAATATTGATATTAAAACCATTCATTTGACCGCCATTACTATTTAAGAATCGGGTTAAAGCACTATTTTGTTGATCATCAAGTACACGTTCACCTTTTTTAAGGAACCAAGTACCATCTTCAGGAACACTAGAGATACCATCATGGGCCATACCATCCAAGCTAACTGACTTAATTTGTGAAGCTTGAGCAACTTGAACTGCAACGGCTGCACCTGCCATCACTGGTGCAATGTATGGACCAATTAATGGAATAGCAGAAACAGACGTATATACATTAGAGAAAGTTTGCGGAGCATTCATAATAGCCTGGGCTACTGCAAACGCCTTTGACATCGCAAACATTGCCTTATATGCCCCAGACTGCTCACCTATTAATGACCCCATGAGATCAGTCATCCCGCTTAAAGTGTCAGCAGCAGCTTGGGCACCTAAAGCCGCTTTATCCGTGTTAAATTGAGCCTCAGACGCCAACATCTTTTGTTGGTACTCTTCTTGGGTAATCAACTGCCATTCAAAAGCATTTTTAATTGCTTCAGCTCGTCTATTTGCCGCATCCTCAGCAGAAGTATCAACACCTGTAGCACTTTGATAATCCATCCAGGCTGAATGTCTTGAAGCCTCATTTTCCAAATCTTGAGTTCTGTACGATGATGCTATCAAGGTACTTTGCTCTGCCGGATCAAGCGACTTATTTAGACGGATTTGTTCACGTTCAAATTCAAACTTTGCAGTTAAATTCTGCATTTCAGTTTGGAATGCAGCTTGAGCATCATTTAAGCGCTGAGCTGACTCAAGACGCATCCAAGCCATAGACTGGTCATGCTTTTCACGTGCTGCACGGTAAAAAGATGCTTTATCTGCATCAGTAATATCAGTTCTGGCCGCAATTTCCTTTTGGTCAATCTGATATTGGAAGTTAAGCTTTTCCTCTTCAGTTAATCGATGTTCTGATATTTCAAAAGCTAACTTTGATAGGTATAAAGCTTTTTCAGTATCGTATCGATTTTTTGCAATGGTTAGGAATCTCTGCTGTTGTTCACCATCAAAAGCCCTTTTAATATCATTTGCTTGCCGCTCATAATTGAGCTGCATTTGATATTCTTTATCACCATATTCATAAATTATTGAATCTTGAAGCCTTTTGCGTTCTTCAAGTTTTCGGTTTAATTCCTGTTGAGCCTGAGCAAGTTTTTTTGCAGATTCGGCTGCCTTGTCTTGCTTATCCTTCCAGTCTTGTACACCTTGCGTTGCAGCAGCAGAACCTTTATTGGCTTGCTCCATTAATCCACTTAAAGTCTTAGTTCTTCCAGACACAGTGTCATCAAATATCTTGGTGTATTTTTCTGAAAACTCTTTAATTACTGCATCATTATCGCGTCCAGCCATTTTTATATAACTGTTTTCAGCACTGGCAGTAACTCCAGCAGTTATGAAAGTTTTTGCCCATTGAATACCTGGCAATTGGTCTAAAAAACCACCATCTTTAGCCGCTTTACTTGTTAAAGTATAAGAGTCAATCGCCTGGTTAGTAACACCTGCAATTGAGTTAGAAACTAAATTGAGCGCTGCCCAAACACCCATAGCAATAGCTGCAACCCCACGTAATGAATCAGCTAGAACTTTCCCACCGTCGGCCATTCCGCGAGCTTCTTTATCACCAGTATTAAATGCATCGGCAATATCAACCAAAGCTGGCATAACAGAAGCCATTAATTGATTTTTCATGCCCTGCATTTGCATATCAAGCATTTTGGTCTGAACTTGGAGTTCACGAGCGGCTTTAATGGTTTTATCATTCAGGATAATTCCAGCATCTTCAGCAGCTTCCCCCCAAAGTTTCATACCTTCAGCATTATTTTTTAATAAAGGAATCAATAAAGTTGAATCTGAAGCCATGCTTTCCATCAAGAATGACATTTGATCTTGAGATAGCTTTGCTTCTTCCATCTTTTTTACATAGAGAGCCATTGCTTCAGGACCAGACAACCGGGCCATTGCTTTGGTAAGCTCTAATGCTTTAGAAGTACTTCCCTCAGTCTTTAATGCAACTTGTTCAAGAAAATTGACATACTCACCACCGCCAGTTGTCAAAAAATCCCCTAATTTTTCGTTAAAATCTTTGGTTATATCAGCAAGTTTATCTTGCTGAACCCCAAACATTTCAGCACCAACAGACATTTTTTGGAATTCTTGAACTGTTGACTGTGCAAGAAATGCATTTCGTTCTAACTCACCTATCACCTTAGCTTGTTCTTTGGAATAGTTATATAAAGAAGCCGCACCCGCAACGGTTGCCGTTGCAACGATTCCAGCCATAGCTTTGGCACTAGATGAAATTTTGGTGAAAGACGTTTCTGAAGTCTTTTGGGCAGACTTTATATTTTGTTCAAATTTAGCAGTATTGGCATCAAGGAGAATCTGAACACGGCTTAAAACATCAGACATATATTTCACCCATAAAAAAACCCCGCTTAACGGGGCCTTTTCCTTATTAAATTACTTTAAATGCTTTAAACAATATAAAAACTTTTCGTTTTTAAAATTTTTAATAGCATCTTGTTGTACCTTTTCACTATGATATCTTGGTGTTTCAAATGCTTCTTCAGCTAAGCTACGAACAATTTTATTACGGTCCTTAGACCCAAAATCCATTTTATACAACTCAGATAAAACACCACCTTTTTGGCGATATTCCATTGTAACTCCAGCTAATTTTTCTAAAGTTAAACAATCTTTTACTTTTTCATCTGAAGCAGCAAATGCTGAAGAGATAAATCCAAAACAACAAACTATTAAACAAAAAAAATTCTTTTGCATCAGGTCTAACCCCCAATTATTTTAATCAGAGGCTAGAATATAGCCTTTACATGCTATAGGTATCAAACTTTAGACTTTGAATAACCGCTAAAGAAAGCTTTTAAATTATTTTGAATTTCCGCTTTAGGCATGGGCTGTTTTTCTTTAAACATCATAAAATTATCAAGTTTAAGGTTATGCCCTGGCACCATTGCATCTGCAATAGTACGACCTAAACCAGCAAATAAAATATCCTCTCGGAATAGCCCAATTGGTTCAAGAACATTAAAAGCTTTCCAGTACTCAAACTCTTTATTTGACATTGTATTTTCTAGCTCTTCAACAGTCCGACCAAGCCTTAAAGCTAGTTGATATTTAAATTTTAATTCTGGTCGGCTTCGGAGTTTTTTAACTCAACTTCCTGCTTTATTTCATCTTGAGTTTTAATACCATTTGCTTTACAGATTTTCAAAAACAGATCATTTACAACCACAATAGGTAATTTAAGTAATTGTTCTTCTTGCAGATCAACCAAAGCAAGCTCGCCAGAATCTGGGTCACAAACTGTACTTTTAAAAAGAACGCCAACCGCTGTTTTGGGGTCATTTTTTTGAGCTTCAGTCCACTCTTCACGTGTTGCAATCGTAAGTTGGCGCAAACCCACTTTACCCAATTGCTCGATTTCAACAACTTCAATAGCAGGCTTTTCGGTGATTTCTAAAAATTTATTAATTAAAGACATTTATGTATCTCCAAATACAAATAATTAAGCCCGCATATAGCGGGCATTGTTAAGAATTAGAATTTAAGGTGTTACAGGTGGCACAACAACGACTACATCATTTTCTTTAACCACTACTTCACCAGAAATTTCTAGTTGAGTTTGTACACGGTTCTTTTTGTCAGCAGCACGAACAACCGTAAATTTGCTCATGGAAGCACAAAATTCATAAGATGTTTTAGCTTCATCATTTAGTTCGATTTTCCACTCAAGGCACTTGCCTTTATTGTAGTAATCACGAAGTTTTGCTTGCTGATCTGAACCACTGATCTGTAAGAACTCAAGCGCTAAAGCACCATTGTCAATTGCACCTGCCGTTGCTTTCTTTTTAAATTTTGAATCTACCGTAGTTACATCATCAACTGGACGAGTTGAATCAGGCATTGGCAAATCAGTGACTTCAGCAGTAACTTCCCAAGAGGTTGCACCCTCTTCACGGAACGAGATTGAGGCTCCTTGAGCATCAATTAAACCTTCAACACAACCAGCCATAAGTTAATCCTCTAATTGCAGGCGTTTTGCCATAAATAAAAATCGATTTCCTGTCCCCATACTTGGGTTTCTTCATCAAAACCGCCATCACGTTGTTCCGCGATTTCACAGTTTGAATATTTTTGTTGGTCCATAGCCCATTTCACTGCTTCAGCATCTTTTTCCGCTTGCAATTTTTCATGGTTATAGACGTTTATTTGAATCCTTACTCGGCCGTGACCTGTCCAGCCTTTAACCGTATTTAACGGTATGTTTGTAATCCCTTGATAGGTGATATAGGTTGCTGAATTATCAAATCCTTCTGGCAATGGATGCGGCCCAACTCTATCGTTAAAAGGCGCTTTAAGGACCTCATAAATAATCTCACTCACTAACATCGTTTAGGCCCTCAACTGGTCGGCGCTTAACAATTGCTTCTATTCTATATCTGAATTTGAAACGCTCTAAAGCAATGACTTTTCCTGCGTCAAAAGTCCTTCTAAATATCGAATTTGCAGGCATTGTGGGCGTACCATATTCGATAAATCGCCAATAAAAAGGATAATATTTGCGATCAAATAAAGCCTTAGTAGTACCCACATAAACAGCCGCACCAACAGACTTATTCAATTCCACACTTTTACGTTTAATTGCAGCTCTCAATTTACCGGGTATCATTAATTGACGGCTAGGATTTGCATTACCACGCTTACGCTGTCTGTAAGAACCACGGTAATAACGGTAATATGCCTTTTCAGCAACTGGTGCCCGACTCTTTGCTTCATCAAGCATGGGTTTAACCGCATACATTGCAGCAGCTTTGGTTTTTTTCTTTTCAGTAGCTAGATCGACCAAATTTGACATTTGTTTTTGCATGTCGTCTAGACCAACCATTTTATGTGTTATGTCCATATCACAATTTCCCTAAGCTACACATCAATGCCTTTTTACTTGAGGTAATTGGGAGTACACCATTAATTGCATAGATGTCATTTGTATCAACATCACGTAATAGAAATTCAGCCTTAATACCAGGGAAATCATCTGGCCGCATAACCACACGACAAACTAAAGCTGAACCTTGAACACCCGATTGCACGAAATTAGCTGCGCTGATTGGTTCAATATCTCCATAAAATTGGCCGATGCTCGACCAGATTTGTTTGACTTCACCAGCGCTGTTTTTTTCAGTACCCCGTTTTAAGACATCGAACAAAACGTCTAATTTTCCGCTCTGCATGAATCACCTCCTTGAACCAACCAAGCTTGATAGGCAACTTCCATTGCAAAAATCTGATATTCACCGTTGTCACGAATAAAAAGACGCTCCCCATGTATATAAATCAGCTTTGTATAAAACGGCTGGTCTTTTATCCAAGCTTCAAATTTCTCATGCATGGGTTAAACCCCCATTTTTCGGTAAGGAAACATCAACCGCTCACACGCAATATTTACATATAAAGCCGCATCGGTCTGTGCTGCTCTGTTTTGGTACATATCACCAATGATCAACAAAGCAGCAAACACTAAATCTTCAGGTAATGAACCATCTGGCTGCTCAATTTCTGAAAATTCTTTGTCTATAAAGTTTGTTACTGCTTTCAAAGCCGCTTTGATCAGTAACTCAATGTATGAATCATCACGCGCATGCAAAACACGTAAATGAGATTTCGCTAAATCAAGCGTTATGTAGTCACTCATAAAAACGTCCTAAAAATGAAGAAAAATGCAGATTTCTGAATAAAAACTTCAAAAATCTGCATAAAAACATAAAAAAGCAGCCCTAAAGCTGCTTTTATTGAATATTAACCACCCGCTGGAGGTGTTGCTGTAGCTGGCAAGTCACCACCAGCACAAGCATCTGGAATTGCCACACCACAACAAGCACGCATTTCAGCACGGACAGTACATAAGTTTTTAACGAAGTTATCGCCATCTTCTGTTGATAACTCAACAGCAACATCTTCACGAATGAAGGCAGAGACACCTAATGTAAGGTTACCAACCCAATATTTACCGGAAGTCATTGCAGCAGACAGAATAACTGGCAAACCCCATAAAACTGGCTGGACCGCTGCACCAGGGGAACCAAAGATATAGTGACCATCAGTACCTTTTATACGTTCAATTGCACCCCAATCTTCAGGATTCAAAATAATGGCTTCAGGTAAGAGACCAGTAGAAGCAGCTTTATACTTAGCGCGGTTAATCACATCAATTGCAGTATCATCTGCTCCAGGTGTGATAACTTCAAATTGATTTGTTTCAATCAAACCAATAAATGAACGCGCTCCAGAAGTAACACCATCACCCACTACAATTTTTGCTTCTAGTTTTAAGCGAACACCATAAGCAAGACGACCTTCAATATAAGCCGCCAAAGTAGGCATATCTGAAATAAGCTGGATTGAAATTTTAATCCAGTGGGCAATAGTCCCAACCTTTAAGTCAACAACACCAAAGGTTAAGTTTGATTCTGGTTTTGTCTGACCTTCAGGAACAAGATCAGCCATGATTTCATAAGCTGATTCACGTAACAAAGGCACCAGTTCAGCAGTGACTGGAGTAAAACTAATCCAATCAAGTAAAGTTAAGGCACGCTCAACAGTACGCCCTAAATCATTAGCAGCAAACTGAGCTGTCGCTCCAAGACCTGTTAATGTAACGATGTTACGGGCATTCAAATCATTAAATTGGAATTTACCCTTAGACCGTTGAATTGAGGATGCTTGATCAAGAATCGCTTTATTGCGGATTAGAACAGAAGCAACTGAATTAGGGTCAATTCCACGCTCGTTGACACCATCAACTAATTTTTGCTGTAGTTCAGATAATTCCCCTGCTAATTTATTGACTTCTTTAGCACGGGCTTCAAGGTCTTCTTTAATATTATCGGGAATACCCTCAACTTTTTTGAGACCATCTTGATAACGAGTAATTAAGCTATCAAGTGTAGTCATTCGAGCATTAAGCTGTTTTGCCATTTCTTCAATTTGGGTTAGTGATGCAGAAGCATCACGTGCCATCAAAATATTGAAAGGCGCACCGATTGGGAATTTTTGATATGCAGTCATAATTTTATCCTATGCATAAAAAAACCGCTTTCGCGGGTCATATTTGAAAAAGGGTTTTTAAACTTAGTAATTGTCTAAAAAAGCAAACGGGTCTTTTTTAGGCTCTGGAGTTTGTTTAGGTTGATTTAAATTTGCCAATCGGGCCATTAACTTTTCAGCGTAGCCGCCTGGTAAAACTGAGCGCAAAAGCTCTGTTACATCATCATCCGATTCAATCGCATTGATTGCATCATCATTGATAATTCGTGCTGCACCATCGGCTGGTTCATCTACAATGCTTATTTCATATAGATCAGCCCGCTTAATTTCAATATGAGTTCCTTTATCCTCAATATCGATATCACTAGGGGGATAAAAAGCTACCGAGAAACCATCAACAGTACCGTGTTGAACCATTGCTCCAACATTTTGTGCAAGTGCCAATCCTGGTGTTAATTCAACTTCAAGTAGTAAACCAACATGATCTTCTTCAAGTCGAATAATTTTCCCGATACGCATCGTGATAGTCGAATCGACATACCACTGACGCCAGCCATGATTGTAATAACAATGAACTTTTTTTGTACCAGCTTTAAATGCTGCACAGACATCGGCAAAAGCACCTTTAAGGAACTTTTCACCGTAATAGTTAATAGAATCCCATTTCACAGCGTAGCCACTTACAATGACTGCGCCTGTTTTCGCATCTTTTTTAATAAATCGACATTCAGCCGAATTAGCAGGAATAAATCGACACTGTACTTTTGGCAAGTTAGGCGAAAATTTATTCCGCGCTTGCAGTTGTTTTCCCATTTTCATTCACCTTAAAATTGCCTTTTTTCATACGTTCAGCCGTAGTCATATTGACCGGAACAAGTAAGAAATCACCATTAGGATCAGGTAAATCACCCTCTTCTCGACGAATTTCATTAATTGAAGATTGGCCGCTAATGATTCGATCTTTATTAGCTGCAATGCGTTGTAAATATGAAGCTCTGAGCAAGTCCTTTGTCTTAAACTCAAATTCGTATTCATCCCATTCATGCCGTTCTAATAAATGGATTCGAATACTCTCTTCAATACGCTCCAGATATGGGCGCAATCCAAATTTATAGAAACCGTCGATAATCTGTTCAATTCCGCTTCCCCACGTAGTCGATCCATCAGACATATAGACAAGAATCGGAGGAACACCAAAGAATCGGCATGCATCTTCAACCGATAATTTACGAATTTCGATTAGCTCAAGATCAGCAGGTGTTAAGCTTATTTGCTCAAATTGCATATCATCTTCTAGGACAGCAATATCACCATCATCGCCATTCACTAAAATATCCAATTCTTTTCTTAACGTATCTCTTTGAGCATCTTTAAGAATTCGTTTAGTTTTTAATGCACCAGTAGGCTTAGCACCATTTGACATTAAACGAGTAGTCTTATCACTTGCAGATAAACCCACACCAATTGAAGCAGCACCGTAGGCAATAGGAGACATCCCCCATAAACCAGTACCAAACATTTTTACATGCCAAATCTGTTTTTCAGTCAGCTCTACTTTCCTACCATTGATCTGGCATTCATAAACAGGGTCACCGTTATCTTTAATTTTTAGATCAACCGAACCACTATTAATGACCTGCAAACTGACCAATTTTTTACCTATATAGTCACGTTTACAAACTGCATTTCCAGCAACCAGGTTCAACATAAATTGCTCTCGAAACTCGACAGCAGTTTGATAACGATTAGGCTTATTACTTAAAAGCTGAATTACTGGATGATCCTTTACGATTGTTCTACTTCCATCTGCATTTAACTTAAACATCTGTAAAGGCAGGGTCGCTACAGACTCAACAAGAATCTTGACACAAGCAAAAACCGCACTAAGCGTCATTGCACTATCAAAAGTAACGGGCTTTGCCGTCCTTACAGCAGAACGGGGACGATCAATTAAGGTCGTCCCCGTTCTGTCTTGTATTGGTCCAGTTCCCCGCACTTTCAGCTTTTTTAGGTCATCTTTTTGACGACCTTTAGCTTTATTGCGGTTTTTACTCATCGTCTAGATACCTTAATCATACCACTCAGAAAATCATCAAAATTCCCATTCTCTTCGCCTGGTACAAGTTCAAAAACTTCTTCCTTATCCCAGTACATGGCTCTTGAAGCTGCAATAATCATCCCAACCGCAGCATCAATTTTTTTGGCGCGTGAAATTTTTCGAGGAAAAATACACTCTTTTGCATCCTCTTTAACTACCACATTGAGAATGCACCACTTTAAAACTGGATCACCGCAAAAACGTATGCGATTTTCAGCTATCAAAACTTCAATCCAACGCATTGCCGGGTTTAAATATTCAGTTCTTTGAGGAACTTCAATTACATTTAAACCCGCATCGAGTAGATCAGCAGTTACCTGCTCAGCATGATATGGGTCATGACCAACTTCATAAAATGGGTAGTCATTATGATGTTCAAGAATGTCTTCTTTGATACGGTTGAAATCTGTTGAAGCACCTGGTGTTTCTATCAACCAACCTTCATCCCGCCAAACAGGGTAATCATCCGGTCGCATCTCACCGTTAATTGCTTCGGTTGACTCCATTACTCTTTCATTGATGTAACTATGAGCAAAGACATACCAAATAATTTTTCCATCTTCAAAATCTGGCCTCATCTCCACCCATGAGGCAAGGTCTAATCGACTTGCCAAGTCATAGCCGCCAAAACCTACAACGCCTTTAAATTTTTTATAGGAGACTTCAACCTCACAATTTGACACAACAGATTCAGCAAGCCAGCCGTCTACCGCGCCAACCCATTCATTTAAATGCTTTTGCCGAAAAATCGCTTCATTTGATGGTGAAATCTTGCACTTATCGGCCATTCCTTGCAGATATTCAGGTTTTACCGAAATTCCATAGTTGGGATTGGCTTTAGGCCAATTTTTAGGGTTTTTCCAGTCGTCACCCTTATCTAGGCAAAAAATCATGCCGAAATATCTTTCGTGAGTTGCTTCACCCTTAAGAATTGCAACAACAACTTTTCTTTCACGATAGCAAACCGATGTCGTATCTTTTCCAGCAGTTGTAATCGCAAAAAGTAATGGTTGCGTTCGTGAAGCAATACCGTTTGTCATACATGCCCGAATCTTTATGAGCATGTAATTCATCAACCAGGCCACAGTGAACGTTATAACCGTCCTTTGATCCGTCCCGATCCTGTGATAGCGCTTTAAACGACGAATTTGTTGTCGTTTGGAAAATCGAATACTCTTGCTTAGTGATACCAAAGCGTTCTTGCATCTTTGGCGAATAAGCGACCATTGTTTTTGCTGCGCCAAACAAAATATTGGCTTGGTCTCTTGTCGTTGCGGCAGCATATACATTTGCACCTGGTTCTCCATCAATGAATCCCATGTACAAACCAACAGCCGCAAGCCACGTAGTTTTTCCGTTTTTCTTAGCAACTTCCAGATAGACGTATGTGAAGCGACGTAAACCTTCATAATTTACCCACCCAAAAATATTAACCGTGACAAAAACCTGCCACGGTGACATCACTAATAAATGTCGGGTTCCATCACGTTTTAATCGTGCTAATTCCCCTTCCACATGGGGACAGGTTTCAATAAAAAAGCACGCATGTTGTGCGCGCTCTACATCAAATTTAAATTCAAAATTAATATCTGGTGGCTTCGTGCCGATCTTTAATGATGTAAGTAATTTTTCTAACTCTTCATCACCTGAACCTAAAGGAATACCGGAACGATTTAAGTCATTTAAAAAACGTTTAACAGCAAATTTTTCTAGCTGCCCTGCCGTTCGCACTCCAGAGCGCACGTCATGGCAATACTGAAGTGCGATTTTGAAATAATCGCGCATAAAGACTCACTAACTAGATCGAATTGAAAAGTTTGCATAAGGGTCATTTTCTTCTTTCTGACCAGCATCAGCACCCAACAAATCTAATTGCTGTTGTTTATTAACCTTGACACTTGACCGCGCTCTTGGCGTTAATCCAAATTCAGCAGCAGTTTTAATAATCTGTTCTTGTAATTTATTACGCACCTGCAACCAAGCTGCCTGGACTTCAAAACCATTTGGCGTTGTAGTCACCCATGAATTGATCTCTTCAAGCTTTTCAAGGGCCTTTTCATAAGCAGCCATGTTGTCACAATGCAAACCAAAAACATCACCGTCTACAACCGACAGCAAACCCGCTTGAACTAATACAGGTCCCAAAGTATCCCAATGTTTTTTTGCGCCCCCTTTTACCCAACGAGGACAAGGCGGCATTCCTAAAGCAACCGATGCATTAGCTTCTTGCGCGTCTCCATCCCGATCGGTTCGGATACGGCTGCCGCTAAGAATTTTTTCTTGTAGCCCTTTTGGTGGACGACCCATAGTTGACATAAGAACCTCCAAAAAATTTAAAACTGATTAAATATTAGAGGTATACCCCCCTATGGACTTTTGACCACGTAAAAATTTCATGGGGGGGCGGTCTTTTCTGAGAGAGCCTTTTTGACTTTTGACCCCCTATCCCCTATTTTTCTAAAAATCGATTGATATCTTGAACGAGAATTTTTACTTCATCTTCAGGAACTTCAAAACCAGTAATGTTTTGATCCGTCTTAACGTATGCGAACCATTTCCCGTAACTATCTGAGCCTGTTCTCTGGTTTTTTTTAATCGAGATAACATCAGATGCAAGAACGTATATATTTGAATTAATCTTGACTAACATTAAAAATTCTCCCGAATCATCCGTTGACTTGCATCAACTTCATCAAGTCGAGCACCGCGTAACCGTTCTTGTATTTCAGATCGTGGATGATCTTCACCATTCCATAAGACTTTGAGACATGAGCCAGCTTCAACAACAACACCAAGTTCATCGAACCCTTTCAAGTCATCACGATATACAACCGGATCACCAAGCAAAATAACTTCTCTTTCGCAACTCATGCAGTCACCGCCTTGAAGTGTGAGTGATGCAGCTTATGAACAAAACCATCGGCATCATGCACTTCAATCTTTTTATCTTCGATTGATTTGATTTCAAAACTATCAGTCCAACCACAGGACAAAGTGTCAATTGCATAAGCCGTTGCAGCTTGCACCATCTCACCAACCTTAAAGACATAACAATCAACTGGCTTTTGTGTAACTGGTCGTTGATATGACCAACCGCCTTTGTCTTCGGTTGCTGTCTTGCGGTCATGGCATGACTTGCAAAGCGGTTGCCAATTGTTCTTATCCCAGAACAACACCTGGTCGCCTTTGTGTGGGACGATATGGTCAACAACCGTTGCGGCCTCAACAAGTCCGCGCTTTCGATGGTCCGCACATAACGGGTTCTCATCTAAGAATTTTGTTCTTTCTTTTTCCCAACGGGCATCATAGCCGCGCTGGTGTGCTGTGCCCCGCTCCCGATCTTTTTGTTTGATTCGGTTTTGATGCTGGTCACAGTAACCTTTGTTCGAAGCGAAATCTTTACAACTGCCCACAAGACATGGGCGCTTAGCTCTTTGTGGTGGACGGCTTGTCATGGTTCCAAATCTCAAAAAAGAAGCCCGCATGTCAAAGGGAGTCATGCGGGCTTTGAAAGAGAGCTTTTCAGCTCTGAAGGAAACTACAGCGTTTAATACAGTTTTCCATTGTGGTAAAAACTAACTCAAGTTTGCTTTTCTGTCAATAACTAATTATTAGTTAGTTTTATTGATCTGCCAAAAAATCTTTTCTTCGCCTAATTCACATGCCTGTTTTAGATCAGCTAACACATTATCAATATGACTTTTCATATGGTTGCGGACAGTGGTATCACTAAAACCAGAAATAATTTCTCGATTGCGCTCTGTAGGCTTGTAATCAGCAGATACCAAACAGAACTCAACCAAAGCAACACGAACAATTGGCAGGTGATAAACCGCATTTACTCCTGCTTGAATAAATTTATCTTGATACTTTGTAAGTAATAACTTGCTAAATAATTCCACATTCTCAATGTTGTTTGCGCCCAAGTACTTCAATCGAAATAAATTATCCTGCAAAGGAGTTAATTTTGCATAACTCATAGCAATGCATACGTCCGCAGCAGTCAAAGCACCGTGGTTACCCGAAGGGATTGCATCATAATTGGTTGTCTTGGGATTTAATAAACGTAAATATTTTTCCATTTTTTTAATCCTCAAAATTCCATGTGAATGATGTGAATGGTTGTGTGAATGATTTTGAACAATGGTTCACATGAAAACATGAGTAAAAACAATAAATTGTATTACATGTGAATGATGTGAATGATTTATGTGTGTTTTCTTGCGTGAGAGTGATTTCACTTGTGTTTAAATTATGAACAATATTTGATTTAAATTGATTTAAATTAAGCAATAGGTGTTTTTTTCTCTCACGTGCGCGCGCAAGAAAATGGTTCACATCATTCACATGGTTATTGTATGCATTGGCAGATAAGGCTTTGAGCGTGTGAATGATTTGCTTAAATGGTTCACATGACCATTCACATCGTTCACATGAGAAGCTCTTATTGTACGTATTTTGCTTCAGGAACATCATTCACCCCGTCTAAGCTATCTTGAAATTGTTCGATTTGCAACCCCAGCCAAAGCTGCTCTTGTTCATCTTTGGGTTTTTCACCAATGATAATGACTTTATTTTGTCCAGAACTTCGCTTACCTTTCCAATGCTTGGCCTTATCACTTGGAACAATGCCATGCTTCTTACCCTCAATAATGAATCTTTTCATGCTGATTTGATGCTCTCCAGTTGTTCTGGACCATTGACCAAACGCTTTATAAAGCTGCTCTGATTTACAAGAGATGTAAGGGTATTTAGTGTCACCGTTTTTCCATTCATGATAAAACGTGTCAAAGCCTGCACGCGAATAATCAATCATCGTCCTTTTAGCTATGGTCATTGGCGGCTTTACGTGTTCATGAAAATCAGTTAAATCAAGCCCCATCAAATAAGTGTAAAAAGCTTGTACACCGTTAGTCTTTAACTCTTGCATAACCCTTTCGTGCAAAGGTCCATCCAAGTCTTTACAAGGGTTAAGCACTAAGAACCGACGGTCCTTTTCTTCGATTGGTAGTGGTTGAGTATTGTTTGATAAAAATACAGTATTCAGGTGGTTATTCATTTCCCATCCTGATACGAATTTCTTACTTACATAGAGCGTTTCACCAGTAATGAGATGTTTAATCATCCCCATAACGTTATGTTTTTTCTTGTTATCTACAATCTCTTCAAACACACCGAAAAGTTTGTTTTCAATCCATTCGTTATATTGGTTATCAAGTTGAGCTTGCCCAACTGTTGTATGGTATTCACCATAAATCTTTTTCATGATTGAAACGAACATTAAAGATTTACCAGATCCATGAATATGACCATGCATCAGCACACATGTAGCCATTTTCGCGCCAATGTTTTGAAGAGGAAACGCTAGCCATTTCAATAAAAAAAGAACTGCTTCCTTCTCTCCATCGCAAAGATCATTAATCAAGGTCATGATGCCCTTACAATCTTCATAGACTTCTGCACGAGTCAATTGTTCACCATGCTGATCACGCATTACATCAATGTTCAATCCACGATAAATATTTATGTAATTCTCATCATGATCATGTTCTTGCTTCGGGTCAAAAATAAGGTTTTGACGAGGAATGATTTTTCTAGCTGGAGACTTAAACCACAAGTCAAAAATATTAGGGTACGCAATTCGTATATGCTTAATAAGCCAAGTCCTACGCTCAACTAAATTCCAAGCTTCCTCTGAGTTTGCCAGGACAACGAAATTATCTAATAATTCCTGAATAGTTAAATTAGTAGCCACATTAACATTGTGTTCAAACTCAGATTTTGGAATAACTTTTTTATGGTCTAACCATAGCTTGTACTGCTTTTGACCTAACAAAGCAGTAAAAGCATTTTTCTTTATTACGACTTTGTCAAAGTTATCCCAAACATCTGTTTTTGCTTCAATTAAGTAATAACGATCAATGAATTTTTGAATAGATTCAGGTACAGCATCATTTTCTATCGAAATGTCGCCCCCTTGCCCCGATTCACCAGCCACAAGATTTTCCTCAACCATTGGAACATGAGAATTTTTCTCAATTTCTCCCTCACTATGGATGGGCTTGTTGGTTTTAGGGGGTTCGGGGGGAAAAGGAATAGACGTATTAATAGCCTGGACGATCTGAGCCTTTACCTCTTCCAACCCAAACATCAAATGCAGGTCATTGAAGTCCGATGGGATGAAAGTTGCTTGTGGCTGTCCTGCTTGTTGGTTTTGGTTCACTTATGCCACCTTATTAAATTTAGGGAGTACTACGATGCCGCCAGTGACAGCCACAGCTTGTTGAGCGTATTTCATGCCTGTATCATCTTTTGCACTATCATCATCAGCACAATAAACAAGTGTTGCTTGCGGGTATTTTTCTCTTAAAGCTGCACCGACTTTTGGAATGTTGTTAGCTACAAAAGCCAAAGCCACGGGATAGCCAGTTGCCAAGTGAATACTTGCACCAGTTGCGTACCCTTCAGCTATGCAAATAATGATTGGGTCAACAAGCTCGATGGTTCCGAGAAGGAAAAAACAGCCGCCTGTACGTCCACCTTTTTTGTTTCCATTTGGGTCCTCTTCATCAGAAACAAAAAACTTTCCACCATCCGGATATATAGTTTGCATATTCCACATGAAGCCTTCAGTGTCATAAGCAGGAATTAGTACATTCCCTTTATGATCAATCTTCACGCCAGGTAAAACGGGTACTTGCTTTCGTTCAAGATATGGGCTTGTTTCACCAGGATAAGGATTGCGGTATAAACCTGCTGCTTGTCTAGCTACTTGTTGCTGTTTTTTAAGCTTCATCTCCTGGTTAATACGATCACGTATTTTTTTTTCTTCTTCCCACTGTTTACGCATTTGAGGCGTGATAGTACTGGTTGCATCTAAACCAACAATTGAAGCAACCTCTTCAATGATTTGAGAAAACGGTAAACCTGTAACTTTACCAATTAAATCAAAGCCATCTCTGTTTTTGCTTTCCGTACAAACATTACAAAGCCAATCACCATTTTCATATTTATCATCAAACCGAAAACGATCTTCGCCACCACAGTACGGACAAGGTCCATGAGTATCTTTTTTAGGAACAGTAATATTAAAACGTGCAAAAATATCTTCCCATTGACCACGGGCAGCATGTTTTACATCGGGTAGTTCAAACCCTTTCTTTTTTCTAGGCATGATCACCTCTATGTTGTTCCTCAGCCATAGCCAAAATAGTTGAAACAACTCGAATGAGTTCAAAAGCATCTTTACGAATTACCGCTAACTCATCTTCACTAATGCATCCATCGCCAATTGCTTTAGCTACGGATTGAGATAAATCACCCTGCTCTTGTGCCAATTTGCCTATTTTCATAACAAAATCAGCGGTATTTAAATTTTCAGTTTTCGGCAACTCAAACCAAGCCGCATTTCCATGAATTGCACAAACACTATCCATAATCCGGCTATCTTTTGTTTCATCTAAAATAGCTTCGAAATGATAAATATTTGCCTTATGTGTAGGTGTCGTTGGATTGATAGAGCTACGGAACGTATTGATATTCCATCCATTCTTTTCGGCAATTTGTGCCATTAGGTATTCATCACCTGGACGATAAACAGCAGCTTTCAAAGCTTGCTCTAATGACATAACCGTTTTTTCACGACGTTCGATTAATGATAAAACCATGTTAAAAATCTCCGATTTCATTCATTTTTTTAATTATTTGCTTGGGATAAATTCTTTTCTGCTTTCAAAAGGCGTTTAGGAATACGGCCAGCCGCAAGTTCAAGAATTTCATATTCACGATCATATGGGAGTTCACGATTTGCCCAGCGTGCAACCGCTGCCGTAGATAGCTTTAATTTGTCTGCAAGCTCTGAATAAGTGCAGTTAAGTAGTTTGATTGCATCGTCGCGAGTCATAAATCACCTATAAAAACTAACTCAAGTTAGTTTATTAAAAGTGATTAAAGTTAGTTAGTCAATAGCTAACATAAGTTAGTTTATTAAGTTAAGGCTTTTTCATGGAAACCATCGGCAAACGAATAAAAAGTTTACGTAAAGCTAAAAAGCTTACTCAGAAAGATCTAGGAAAATTGCTTGGCTTATCTGATGTCTCTGTTTTAAAATGGGAAAACGAGACAAATACACCAAAACTTGAGAACATGCATGAATTAGCTTTAGCCTTAGATACAACTGTTGAGTATCTTATGTATGGTAAAGCTTCTGAAGAGTCGAGTGTAATAGACTTCAGACCAGTTTCAAGATTATTGCCTGTTCTCACTCACGTTCAAGCAGGAAATTGGACCTCAGTGCAAAGTATAAGCAAATTCGATATTAATCAATGGCTTCCCGCCCCACCAAGTGCCGGTAAAAATAGTTTTTACATGATCGTAAAAGGCACAAGCAATGCACCTTATTTTAACGATGGTGATTATATTTGTATCGATCCAGATGTACCTATTGATTGTGTTCAAACCGGTGAAATGGTTGTTGTTCAGCATGAAGGTGATGCTACCTTCAAAGCTCTTGTAAAAGAAGATAATAGAATGTATTTACAAGCACTTAATAAAAACTATCAACCTAATATTATTTTCCTTAAAGAAGATAGCATCTATAAAGGTAAGTATGTAGGTAAGTTTGAAACTGGCCGAAAATTCTTATAAGAACACTATTTCTAGAATAAAAACTAACTTTAGTTAATTTTTATATTGACGAACAAACTAACTTGAATTAGTTTATTAATACAAACTAATCTAAGTTAGGTGTTCGTATGAAAAAACATAACCCTTCTAAAACGCAATTCGACATCCTTGTTGATGCTCGACTATTCGCCCCTGATTTTGCCCAGCCAAAGCGTGATTTTGATTTCTACCGTGAAAGATCGATTGATCAAATTAAATGCGCTATTTCCAATATTTCAAAAGCCTCTAATGGCAATGAACTCGTTATCGCGATTGCCCAGGCTAATGCCTTCATTGATTCAGCTTACAACCTTGAATTTATTAATCTTGTTGAAAAGGTTAAATGGACTGAAGAACTAAGTTCTGCTTTTCACGGTTCGGTTTTGGAGGTTTGAGCATGAATTGGTTCGATGCGGTTTTAAAAGTACGCCAGGTAATTACCGATAAGCATGGAGTAGAACGCCCTGCTCAAACCATTAACGGCACATTAGATTGCCCGATCTGCAATGAAGGTGAAGTGATTTATTCAATCAGCTCACACAACGGTCATATCTCTGGTCAATGTGACACAGCGAATTGCGTCAACTGGATGGAATGAAATGAATAAACCAATTCTCGACCCTTGCTCTGGTTCACGCATGTTTTGGTTCAATCGCCAAAATCCACATGTGGTTTATGGGGATATTCGCCAGGAAAAACACATTTTATGTGATGGACGTTCACTAATTATTGAACCCGACATTGTTATGGATTTTAGAGATATGCCATTCAAAGACGGACAATTTAATTTAGTGGTTTTTGACCCACCTCACTTAATAAAAGCTGGAGAGAAAAGCTGGCTAGCATTGAAGTATGGAAAGCTAAATCAAGATTGGCGTGAAGATATTCGAAAGGGTTTCCAGGAATGTTTCCGGGTATTGGCCAAAGGTGGAGTTCTCATTTTCAAGTGGAATGAAACCCAAATTAAGACAAATGAAATTTTAGCATTAACCAAGCATGCCCCCCTATTCGGTCACTCAAGCGGCAAGCGTAGTAATACGCATTGGTTCGGTTTTATGAAATTTGAGGACGAAATTTAATGGAAAAGTTACTTGGATTTTCAATTCTTGGCCTGTTAATGGCGGGCTATCTCTTAGTTAGTTGCCTGGAGAGATTCTAATGCATATTTGCCCATTACATTCGTATTTTAAGCAAAGCCTTAATGATCAAGTTGAAGCTTCGTTAGCACAAGGCAATGAAATCAAAAAACTGGCTCATGGTGAAAGTGGTCATGATTGGTATTTCAACAATCAGCCAATCAGTGCTCAATCAACTTTGCGTGAAATGATGACCAAGTCTATTAAAAACCATAAGGCTAAAAAGTCAGAAAAGAAAAGTAGTAAACGAGCTACTAGAGCGCAGATAAATGAATTGATCAAATGGCTTGATCAAAGCACAGGCCGCGGCACTCTCTTAACTCAAAAGTTAGAATGTTCCCCTTCGTTTATTTCACAAATTAAAAACTTCACTCGTCCTTGTTCTGCCGAGAACTATAAAAAGATCAAGGAAGCAATTTTGGAAATTGAACAGGATGAAAAAAAATGAATAACATTGATTTAGCTATTGAGGACTTTGTTAATAAAACACTCAATCTTGAAGGTTTAACACTTAAGGGATTTGAGAAATTAGCAATCTCAAATGGTTTTTATTTCAAGCAGCAAGGCGGTGATGAAAATCACGGGACTTATGCAATTTTTAAAACTTACAACGCTCATTCTGCAGCGATTACCAAATGTCATTGCGGTCATATTCACCGATTAGAAGACATGTGCATTAAATGCCATCCAGTAAATGAGAACTTAAAAACCCTCAATATTAAATTTCCAACGACGTGTTCGCTATGCGAGTTTTCGGAATACATGGAAATACAAGTTGAGGCTCAAAACACAGGCTATTTATGGTCAGGCAAAGTTAAATGCCCGAACTGCTCTAATACTGGTGATTTGCTTTATTCAGATGGCAATGCATTCATCAACTGGGCAATCGATTTACCTTTTTAAAGGAGCTAGAGCATGAAATATAAAGCTTTATCTGAAGCTGAAGTTTTGGCAGTTCTTGCTGAAGGTGAATTAGATGCAAGCGATTTGCTTTACACAGCTAATCCAAACTTTGAAAAACGTTTTAAACGCTTAAACACAGCACTTGCAAAACTCCTTGATGAAGTACGCGAGTATTTCCCAAATGCCCAATATTACTGTCCAAGTGATGCCATGGTATTACTACTTGGAAGTTCGCATGCTGATAAAGATGGTCAACCACATCAACAAGAATTGGTTGCAGCTAATAGCGACGCTCTTAGTGGGAGAATAAGTGGAGGTGACTGGTAATGGCTACATATATTGAAAAATTACAGGACCCTAAAACCGTTCAAAAGCTGGAGTCCTTGCTAGGTGGGCACATCATGAGCGTGTACAGAAATGCAGGCTTTAATCCACCTGTACCTGTTTCACATGGTGGACGTTTCATCTATGCCGATCCAGCACCAGAAAAGTATGCACGTCATTTACGTGAAGGCATGAAATTGTTTGCTCAAGCTTTGGATGAATTGGCAGAAAAAGATGGAGGGAATAATGCCTGAATTTATCGTAACGATTGAAGCAGATTCAGCCCCTCAAATTGTTCTCGGTCAAATGCTTTTAGGCGGTACAGTTACCGCCCTAAAGCTAGAAAAACGTAAACTTGTATCAGTGGCAGAGCTTGTTGCTAAATATGGCCTTTCAGATGAAACCATACGCACTAAATGCATTTCAATTAACCAAGGCACTAACGGCAAACACATGTATGATCCCGACGCGGCCGATGCAATTCTAAAAAATCAAAAGGTCCGACGTGGACCAAAAAGAAAAAACTAATTTTATGCCCGCTTTATGCGGGCTTAGTTTTATCCGTTAAATGCTTCAATCAGATCGGTTGCATCAGGGTTATAGTAAGTATTAACCAATACATCAATTTTCTTATGGCCAGTAATTTTGGCTAACACCTCAACAGGTAACTTTCTGACTCTAACCATACGAGTAATAGCTTCATGACGAGTATCATGGAAATGAAGATTATTAAGGCCAATACTCGCTTTTCTTTTTTCCCACATTAATCGAAATGCATTTTCAGACTGAGGAATAATATTGCGCCCAGTATGCTGAATTAATTTTAATAACTCTTTTGCCTCTTCAGATAGCGGTACGTTTCTTGAATCTCCATTCTTAGTTTTTGGTAGGTGAACATAGCCGTCATAAATATCTTTCTTTTCCATTGCCAACAATTCACCACGACGCAAGGCAGTCTCTATTGCAAACAAAAAGCCCCATGCAACATAGTGCTGTGGCAACACAGGAACACTGCCCCTTTCATAATCTAAAGCCTTTAGCATTAAATCTATTTCTGAAGGATGTATCCGACGGTCCCGAGCTTTTGGCTTTTTGGGTTTTGTCATTTGCATCCAAGGGTTTTCATCAATCAAAAACAGTTCTTTTTGCGCGAATGTAAACATCGCACTGAAGTGTGATATTTCTTTTAATACTGTATTTTCACTTACTTCAGATAACCGTTTATTTCGCCAATTTGTTAAATGTGTAATGTCATAAATTGATTTTTGAGCTAATGCCCCAAATTTCACTTCAAAATTTTTATGCTGCCCTTTAATCCATGCTCTTGATGATTTGGATGGATTTAGCATTCCTACTTCCTGATAATATTTATTATTCAAATCACGGAATAGAAATTTTGGTTTTTCTTCACCACTTTCAATTTTTTTCTGAGCCTTTAACTCTAGCAGTTTGAGAGCAGCCCATTGTTCACATTCTTTTGCAGTATCACGGGTGCAATAATAGCGCTTTCCTTGATGAGAAACTGTTATTGTGTATGTCTCACCTCTTTTACGCGGTGTCGGTAACTTCATTTTGTCGCAGATTTGTCGCAAATGGCGTGGAAATATTGCCAT